CTACAGTGTGGACACAGTGTGGACACTATCTGTGTTCACTCCACCTCGTAACGGGTTCAGCGTAATCGCATCCTGTAGATACTCAGGTGCAAAATGCGCATAGACCATGGTTTGCTCAATGCGGGAATGACCGAGAATCCTTTGTAATGTGATAATACTCCCACCATTAATCATAAAGTGCGTAGCGAAACTATGCCGCAATGCGTGTGTTGCCTGACCCGCAGGTAAATCCGGTTTTAACTCCTTCATTAGCCGCCTGAAAGCCGGGTAATTAGCATCCGGGAAAAGAAACCCTCGCTTGTTTCCTGCAACTAGCTCGGCAACTTCTTCCGATATGGGGACGGTGCGTGGCTTGTTTGTTTTGGTTTTGACAAACGTGCAGCGGTTGTGAATAACATTTTCCGCTTTGAGCCGTGCCGCTTCGCTCCATCTTGCCCCTGTGCTGAGACATAGAATCGCAATTTTCTTGTTGTCACCATCCAGTTTCGATAGCAGAAGGGCAATCTCATCCTGAGTAAGATACCCCGTTTCCGGTTTATCTTCTTTTAGCCTTTTCATTCCCCGAAACGGGTGTTCACCGAAAAACAATTCTGCATCTATGAGGGCGGTAAACATTCCGCTAAGACAAGTTAAGTCACGGTTAATACTGGATGGCTTAATGCCTTGTGACCTACGTGCTGCGGTGTACTGGCTTATCACAGATTTAGTAATCTGGAACGCACAAGGGTCATCGGTTATCTTTGTGAAAATCTCAATTTTCCCAAGATTAGATTTACCGTGATCCTCATGTTTACCCTTCAACTCCCACCAGATTTTAGTTAACTCGGATAGATGCCGCTTATCTGCCGGTTTCGCTAACCAATCTTTGTTGTGGTGGTTGTATTGGGTATGTTTCTCAAAAGCGATAGCCTCGCTTTTCTTGTCGAACTTTCTGCGGATGCGCTTTCCGTTGCGCCCGGCAGGTCTGATGTCCACTTCATATCGACCATCATCGAGCTTCTTAATTGTCATAAGAAAACCCTCCGAATGGCTTTTTAACTCTCTGATTTTGTTGTTTGTAATGGCTCGACGCGTATTTCTCTGCCAATAACAAACATTTTTCATAAAAGTAACTTTGGTAAATCGTTAGCCAATCTTTTGGTCTGAGTGCTGCGAGTCTGTTAACTCTTGCCCAAAGTGTGCGAGCGCCGGTGCAATCTGCCCGGATTCAGGTGCTATTTGTTCTGTCATAAACCAAAGGGCGTACTTACAGAAGCGAGGGTGTTGCAGAATTTTCATGGTGATATCTGTTGGCGGAATGGTTCTTCCACTTTCGTAATAGGTTAAAGAGCTGTAAGGAACTCCTGTAATTTCAGCGAATTGCTTACGGTTGAGCCTTTCTGACTCACGCATGAGAGCCAGCTTCACATTGATTGCTGTTGACATGTTATCGAGATCCTCTAATAATCACGACATTCTCTATTATGTTTCGTGTTTCTCTAACTTAACTGCAGTACATTAGAGAACATTGAAACCCATTGGGTAGATCTAGATGAAAGGTTATCAGATGACTAAACAGATTGTCAGTACTAGTGACGCAGTCCCCTACCATGAGTTTGCAAAACTTATTGGTAAAACGCCTGCAGCAGTGAGGGGGATGATTGAGAAAGGTAAATTACCAATCATCGAAATGACTGATCCAAAGTCTACTTCAGGTAGAGCTGGAGAGTATTGGGTGTACTTACCCGCATGGAATAACGGGATGAAAATGGCCTATGAGAGCCGACCAAAAGAAATACGTGAGGGTTGGTTGATGTGGTTAGGTTTAGGCGAACCGGTATAAGGGGAATGCCATGAAAGAACCACGCTGTATAGCTCAGTTACTCCGCAACGAGAGCCCGAACCCGATTAACTTCACCATCACACACGGTCGGGGACGTCGGGGCATCATCATCCGCACCCGTAAGCCTGGCATTTTGGCCGTCGTTGTTAAGCGCATCATGAAAATCAGAGAGGTGTCAAAATGGCTGTGATGACTCTTGATTTAGTACAAAAACAACCTGCAGCGCTGCGCGTAGTTATCGGCAAACATCTTGCAGAACCACGCTGGCAGGACTCCTGCGATTTTTATAATCAGATGATGGAACGCGACCGCCTGACGGTTTGTTTTCATGCTCAGCTTAAACAGCGTCACGCGACCATGCGTTTTGAAGAAATGAACGATGTGGATCGAGAGCGTCTGGCCTGCGCGATTGACGAGCTGCGCGGTGCGTTTTCTAAACGACGTCAGGTCGGAGCCAGCGAAACGACTTACATTAGTTATCTGACCGTAAGCCAGCGCCGCACTTTATTTCTTCACGCTGGATTATCAGAGAATGAATTTAATCAGCCATACTGGCGTATAAATGAAGATTCTTGTTATTGGCGTGAGAAGTTATTTCGTGCGTTACGTGAATTATTCAGCTTATTTGAATATGCCCCAACTATTTTAACCTCGGTGAAACCCGAGCAGTATTTGCATTAATTAACTAGCCGAACATTTTACGCGCTTGAATGCGTGAGAAATCTTTTTGTCTGGAGTCGGGTAAATGAATAAAGAAATATCAGTACCTCGCAGCAATATGAAAGCCCTGTTAGCGCAGGCCGCAGTTGAGGCGCAGCTCGTCACAGCGACCCGTTTCGCATCGGCGCTTGATTCTCTGATAGCACACATTTGCAAGTCAGAAATGAACCGGACGGAAATCATCGAGCTGCTGGGGCAGGAATCCGAAAAACTTCACAATTCAATTTTGAATCAGCAATAAATTTATAAGGGAATATATGAGCATTAATATCGCTATTGATAATAAATTCGTAATTACCAGTGACCAATTCCAGTTTATTTTGCAGGAAAAGAAAATCGCTAAGTCTGGAAAAAATGCCGGTAAAGAGTGGCTCGATGCTGTTGGCTATTATCCAACAATCGGCAAGCTCGTTTCCGGTCTGGTGCTGCATAACATTTTAACCGGCGAAGCTTGTCAGTTTTCAGAGTTAGAGAAGCAGGTCGAGCAGATAGGTAAAAAATGTGTGGAAGCATTCACCGCAAATGGCCGCTGAGAACCGGGGGCGCGTTGCCCCCTCGCCACCACCCCCGCTACCAAAAAGCACCGGTGAGAATTTCGTCGGTGCTTATCCTTGGAACAAATCCCGCGAGGCCGTAGGCCGCGACAGACCCCTTACACGTGCCGAACTCCGTCAGGTGCAAGGTGTTTTAAACCGGATTGACCGCCTGCCGTTTTTCCTGCAAACGCTGTTTACCTCGCGTTATAACTTCATCCGTCGCACAAAGAGCCCTTTGGGTGGGCTGTATTTCCTCAAAAACACGTTTGAGCGCAAGCTGCTGCCGCGTCTTGAGCGTGTTAATGAGCTGTGCGGGATGGATGAATCCGCCTCGATTGGGTTTCTGTCTGCGCGGGATGAATATGCACGCTTGCCGGATATGAACGACAAAGAGCTCAGAAAATTTGCGACCAGAATAGCCTCACAGCTCTGGAGCAGATATGAGGAGTTAAGTGACGCATGGGCGCACGCTCACGGCGGTAAAGAAACCCTTTTCACCGATGAGGCGCAGTCGCATCTATACGGGAAGGTTGCCAGTGTCGCGCGCGCGTTCAACTTCACCCCGATGTACTGGAAAAAATACCGTAAGGGTCAGATGACGATCCGCATGGCATTTTCCGCTATTTCCCGCCTGATTAAGGATGAGTGGTGGGTTAACCAGCTCAAGGCACAGCGGATGCGCTGGCGCGAGGCGCTGCTCATCGCTGCCGGTGAAGTCAATAAAGACCGCTCTCCCTACGCCAGCAAAATGGCGATCCGCGATGTTCACGCGCGCCGCCTGGCTAATCTCGAATACCTCAAATCCTGCGAGCTGGAAAACAAAGTCACCGGCGAGCGTATCGACCTCATCAGCAAGGTCATGGGGAGTATCTCAAACCCTGAAATACGTCGTATGGAGCTGATGAACACTATCGCCGGGATTGAACGTTACGCGGCCAGCGTTGGTGATGTGGGGATGTTTATCACGCTGACCACGCCTTCGAAGTATCACCCTACCCGACAGGTCGGTAAAGGCGAAAACAAAACGGTACAGCTTAATCACGGCTGGAACGAAAGCGCATTCACGCCAAAAGACGGCCAGCGCTACCTGTGCCGAATCTGGAGCCTTATGCGTACCGCTTTCAAGGATAACGATTTGGAAGTGTACGGGATGCGTGTTGTCGAGCCACACCACGACGGCACGCCACACTGGCACATGATGCTGTTTTGCAAACCCGGTCAACATAAAGCCATTAATGAAATTATGCGTCATTACGCCCTTAAAGAGGACGGAAACGAAAAGGGCGCAGCAAAACAGCGCTTTGAGTCACGGCATCTTAATCAGGGCGGTGCGGCGGGTTATATCGCTAAATACATTGCCAAAAATATCGACGGCTATGCGCTCGACGGCCAGCTCGATCACGACACCGGCAAACCTCTTAAAGATACGGCCGCAGCCGTCACCGCATGGGCGTCTACATGGCGCATTCCGCAGTTTAAACCAATTGGCCTCCCGACAATGGGCGCTTACCGCGAACTGCGCAAGCTGCCGCGTGGCGTAAGTATTGCCAGCGAATTTGACGACAGGGTCGAGGCCGCGCGAGCTGCTGCAGATGAGGGTGACTTTGAGCGGTACATCATCGCGCAGGGTGGGGCAAACGTTAAGCGTGACGCTCAGGCCGTTAGGGTCGCGCGTAAGGTGACGGATGAGGTAAACGAATACGAGGAAGATATCGAGAGAGTGGTCGGTATTTATGCCCCACACCTCGGGGCTCACCGTGTCCATGTTACCCGTACAGCCGAATGGCGCATCGTTCCAAAGGTTTTGGCCGTTGAGCCTTTGACTTTAAAAAGCGGCTCTGCCGCGCCTCGGAGTCCTGTCAATAACTGTGGAAAGCTCACCGGCGGTGGCGATCCAGTTATGACCCCCACACCGTCTGAGCAAGCCGCAGCGGTGTTAAATCTGATTGAGCGCGGGGTTATCGGCTGGAATGAGCCGGACGTCGTGAAAGTGCTTAACGGGGCGTTAAAAGCTGGCGCACCACGCAAAAATCGTCAGCAAAGAAGCAATGCGCCGCTCAAAACCAGCGAGCAAGCGCCATCAGCCAGGATGACAAAGCCCGAAAGGGATCGCGTCGCAAAAATTCGTTTCGATTTGGCTCAGGAAGGGATTACCCCGGAGCGGTGGGAGCTCGATGCCCTGGCGCGTGGGGCAACGGTCATTTATGGCGATAAAAAATTCAAATATCCGGCTGCTGATGAGTGGCCGGGGCATTCAACTCAAACGGAGTGGGCTCTATGAAAGTTTATTTAATCCAGACGGATAATTACTGGTGTGCATTCGATTTAGGCGATCCGAAAGGAGATAAATCAGTCGGGGTTATATCCCGCGTAGATGAGAAAACAGGGATAACAGAGGTTTTGTCGACGCTTGATAAGCATGGTATCGGCGTGGTGGCGGAGCTGGCTGATAAGCTGGCCATAGCAGAAAAACGAAAAGCTGATGTTGAGGCGATGCTGGTGCGGCTCTATGCCGAATGTGACACGGGCGAACGTCGGGGCAATGGCAGTCAATCAGGCGTTGCGATGCCGTCGTGGGCTGTAGTTGAGGCGGCGCGTTTGCTACTGGGAGTCGATTAAATGAACCATGAACCTATGATGCATGCGCCGCCTGTGCATACCACCACAAGTATTATGCTAATCACCGTCGTGCATTGTCTGCAGCAAATTACGATTAACGAGAACCTAACCCCTGATAAGCTGGTAGGGGGCGCAGGTATCGTAAGAGATAGTGTTAGATAACGATGCAGAACGCGAGGCATTGGGCCGTATTCCACAAGAGGCTGGGAAGATGAGAGTTGGCGATAATTCATACAAAAAACCGCTCAAAGAGACCTATACATGAAGAGGAAGCTTGTCGAACAACGTGAAGATAAAAAGGTGGCAATGAGTTATGTAGTAAATGGTAAAAGTGATGGTAGAATGTAAGATCATTAACTGGATTGTTGGGCATGGTTATCTAAATATGAACGTAGTTGATTTATTCTCAGGGGTTGGCGGTTTAAGCTTGGGGGCAGCGCGTGCGGGCTTTAACTTAGCTGGGGCCGTTGAACTAGATAAGCATGCTATTTTTTCACATAAACTTAATTTTCCTAAGTCAGCACATTTGCATAATGATGTTAGTAAACTTACTGCGCAAGATATTCTATCTGCTTGTAATGTTAATGAAATAGATTGTGTTATTGGCGGTCCACCATGTCAGGGGTTTAGCTCTATAGGCAAAGGGAATGCTGATGATACAAGAAATGAATTGTATGTTCATTTCTTTCGACTTGTAAATGAATTATCCCCGATTTGTTTTTTAGCCGAAAATGTTCCTGGGATTATGAATGAAAAATACAACCCTGTAAGAGAAAAGGCATTTTCATTAATAAGTGAGCGCTATTGTTTGCTGCATCCAATAAAAGTTAATGCTTCTAATTATGGTGCGCCAACGACTAGAACTCGTATATTTTTTATTGGCTTTAGAAAAGATTTTGCAAACGAGCTTAAAGAATCGGACTTCTTCCCAAAAAATATAATAGAGCAAGTGTTTGTCAAGGATGCGTTATATGGTGTACCACGAATAATAAAGAAAGAGTGGCAGGAAGAGTCGCAAGGCTGGCGTAGAGTTAAGATGGACAAGGATGGTGAATTCTATAAAAAACTATGGGGACACGTACCAGAAAATGTAGGTGATGCTGAATCTTTGAAGAATTTAGAGAATGGTTTGGTTTCAGGATTTTTAGGAACAGTTCATAACGAAGAAATAATAAATAGATATCAAAAGCTTTCCTTCGGTGAAACAGACAAAATTTCTCGTTCTCAACGCCTGGATCCAAATGGGTTTTGCCCAACATTAAGGGCTGGAACTGGCAGCGATAAAGGAAGCTATCAGGCCGTCAGGCCAATTCACCCCACGCAGGCAAGAGTTATCACGCCTCGTGAAGCCGCGAGATTACAGGGCTTCCCCGATTGGTTTCGGTTTCATCCGACGAAATGGCATAGCTTCAGGCAAATCGGTAATAGCGTTAGCCCCTTAGTGGCAGAGGCTATGCTATTACCATTACATCAATTTTGCATGAATGTTAAAAAAGAACTTTTGAGTACCACGGTACAACTTTGTAATACTCAATGAAGTTCTGCAAGTGTTCACTTGCTTCTTCTTCATTTTCACCTAGATAAAAACCGAGCTGCTCTTTGATCTGGAGCTCGGTTCCAAACGGTAATCTTTCTTCTATAAACATTCTTTCTCTCAAGGACATAGTGGGAACACTAATATTCCTAATGGTATCCCAAGTTCCATTAAAAAATGGCCATGCTTCTATTCTCGATTTTGCAAAAAACAGTTCTTTATCTTCATTGTTATTAGGTAAAACGATTCCGGTAAAGGTGAGCATTTGCTGCCCATCTTTGTAAATGAATGTAGCTAAAGGCTGTATTTGAATATCTTTCCTGCCTGATAAACCCACATTGATCGCGCGCTGCAACGCTTTTAACAATACGGCCGGATAACGTTTAAACGTCACGTCATCTACTTCCAGATTAATCGGGCAATAATCTTCAGTTAAATAACTTTTCAATTTTTCAAGCCTGAATGGTTTTGGGTCTGGTGATTTATAATCACGACCTAAGCTATCAGGAGTTGCGTTAAGTGTTATTTTAAAGATATCCTTTGGTTTAAGCTTGCTAATCATATTAGCAATTTCATTTAGTTGCTTATTTAGATCTTTCGGGATGGCATAGTCAAGCCAAATCAAAGATGGCTCTTCGAAGTCATATCTTGTAATGAATTCACCACTACTCTCTGGTTCATCTCCAATATCTACACAAGATATAGGCATATTAAATTTCTGTCTAATATGGACATTGGCATCCACTTCAAGAGAAATCATTTTGCTTATTTTTAATGCAGTGTGCAATTGCTTAAAGTCTTCGAGGAATGGACCGCCAAAACCAATATACACATAATCTGATATATTTATATAGTTATTAAGCTTCCTTAGAAGCTCAATGAATAAATTCCTTTCCACTGCTTTGTGTTGTCGCAGGTGGTAAGGGATGCTCCCGCCTGAACTCATTTTTTTGCTCTCTCCAGAAACTGCTCGAAGCAATAATTACCAACATCCGTAGGTGCGAAAGAATCATCATCGAAAAGGAATTGTGAAACTAATTTTATTTCACTAGCCTTTCTGTTGAATTTGATTTGCTTGAGAGGGTCAGATTCCTTTGGAACAGGAAGTTTAGGTTTGTAAGCATTGCCGCCAATAGACCTAGTGACCTTTGACCATTTATTTTCAGGAACTACACTGTCAACGTTTTTGTTATTAAGTGAGAGTGTTTGTGGTGCGTCGGAAAACATTTTTCTTTTTGCTTCAGAATTACCCTTCCAGCGATTGGTAAAATCGGTAAAGAGTTTCATCCCTTCTCTCATAAAATCTTTTGTTGCAAGGTAAATGTCGGAGTTACCATCTACACCACGCTTAGTTGTAGTTATAGGGAGTTTTTCAGCGTCATCAGAAGTAAAGATCACAACGCCTGCTATCCCTATAAACTGAGTGTGATATTGTGGGACGCCAGCTTCACCCCATCCAGTCAGACGAGTTTTATCTGCATGTAAGACAACACGATCATTACAGATTACTGTCCAACCAGCCTTCTCAGTTGTTGTTTTTCCTGAAAGGATAGACCGTTCTTCATCATCAGTGACTAAATCTCTATAAAACCCTACAGCGATTTTGATTGATACACCTTTACTCTCGCCCTTATAAAAATATGGGGTTATACCATTATTACCTTCAGTGAAAGCATTTTCATCTATCATCAAGGTTGTCAGATTAGGTTTCACCTCTTTATTATTAACATAAACCTTAAAGCCTTTATTAATAATGAGACTGTAATGATTCGCGATAGCAATATTTAGACGTTCGTCAAACCCTCTGTCTGGTGTAAATATGTTGCTTACGTCTTCTCGCAATTCACTAACGCTGATTTTAACACCCGGATGGTTCAAATCAACATTAGTTCTTTCAAGTTCTAATTCCCATTTATCATCGTCTGATATCCATTCAGGAGTAATGGCAACTTTAAATTGTTCGTCTTTCGTTTTGCTTAAAACTTCGGATGCCGTGCCCATTTTGAATATGGCTCGCTTCATACCTATGCCATAGATTCCGATGGTAGGTATTTTCTCGCCCTCTCTATCGTTTGGTCGTCCTAGCCTGAAAGCATAGTCTGTCGCTAATTTCCCCGATATGCCGCCGCAATTATCTTCAATTGTGAAGCTATGGTCATCAAAATTAATTTTTGCTTCAAAACCTTCATAGATCCTTTCTCTGTCTCGGTTATCGGGATTCTCTGAGACTGAGCGTAAGGCCCCATCAAGGCAGTTATCAAGAAGATCTAAAATCGCATCTTGTAGCTCAATATCCCTTGTGAGCATGTCCACAAAAAATCTTTTTGCAGGAAATGCGCCAATTGTTTCTTTTTCCATAAGTCATCCCATCCGCATGGTTTGCTTTTTTGCTGAATGTAAAGCTTGTTTTTAGCATAAAACAGGTGGTATTTCACTAGCATTACGCGTGTGATTTTGTACAGTAATTTCACCAGATTAGGGTTAATGGTGCTTCGCATTTTGTTGCATGTTTTTGCATTCGTTTTTTAAGTACTGTTCTCCTCGTTGAAGCCTGGTGCCGCGTGCTTTTTTTACTAAATGCAGTTGCATTAAAACCGCCCCATTAAGCGGGCAGGCGAGGCGGGGAAAGCATTGCGCGCGGAGCCGGGTTATTTATTTATTTTTCTCGCGTCTCAGCGGCTCGCTATCGCGTTGTAATGGTGTCGGGTGAGTAGTTGGGAGGTTGTCGATTGCGACGGCGTGTCGTCGCTCTGAGGGCGTGTGATGGTGGGTATTAAAAAGCCGCCTGTCAGGGCGGCTGAATACGGTTTATTCGTTGTCTTCGAGGGAGTATTTGTCGAAACGGATAATCTCCTGACCGGCCCACTCGTTCAGCTCCATGAATCGCGCCTGTAGCGGGATTAGCTCATTGCGAACAAAGACCTTTGCCACCTTCTCAACATCCCCCACTGACCCGACGTTTTCAGGCTTGCCACCCATCAACTGGAACGGGATGCGGTGGGCGTCAAGCAGGTCAGCGGCGCTGACTTTTTTAATGTTAAAAAAATCATCCTTCGTGGCGACCTCACTCAGTGGCACGATTTTAATGCCGTCTGCCTTTCCGTTTGGCGCGTAAAAAAACAGATTCTTAAAGTTGCCGAGTCCTTTCGAGTCACGCATCGCCTTGCGGAGCGCCTCGACGTCGGTGCTACTCTGCGCGGCGTCAGTCACATACATGATGTAACCGGCGTGCGCCCCGTTCTGATAATACTTACGGCGAAACAGCGTGGCTGATTCATTCAGCCAGGCGGAATTCAGTGCGCTCAGGTATTCCGGCATGCCGTAGAGCTCCTGATTAATATCCGGCTCAAGCAGGTGGAAGACGGAGCCTGTCGCGTACTGGTGCGGCTGCGTGTAGCTCTGAATGTACCAGTAAGTATCATCATCAACCCCGCGTCGGGTGTACTTGGCCGGGGAGGTTTCGCACTTTAGCGGTTTGCCGGTGACGCTTCGACGCTCTTCTAAAAAGGCGTTACCAAATACCAGATAATCGAGCGCGAAGCGGCTGAAGTCCTGACGGGATAACAGCGGGTGCGGAATATAGGTCGACACCAGAATATTACGCTTAACGTAAATCGGTGAGCTGTGGTGAACGGCGGCGCGCATACTTTTCGCAAGCCCTGAGAAACTCACCGGCGGCTCGTACCACTGGCCGTTATCGATGCACTCGACATAATCGAGAATGTCACGGCGGTCGAGTACCGGCGTCGGCTCGCCAAACGTGAATGCTTCCATGCTCTGAGCTGGCTCGGCGGTGTGCTTGCGGGTGCTTTGTTGCGGCTGGCGCTTGTTGCGTTTCTTGCTCATTAATTCCACTCCATAATACTGGATGACTGCTGCCCGCTGGCGGCGGTAAGCGGTTCGTTAATCAATACGTGCATGGTCGCCCATGCGAGGTCTGCGTGGCTGGCTTCCTCTGTGCGGCTGGCTTCATAGGTCGCACTGCGCCCGCTGCTGGTCATGGTTTTACGAATCGACATAAACGACTGCGTGAGATCGGTCGCGCTGACGTCGTACTCAAGGCACCCGCGCCCGATGGTGTCCTTCGCTTTGAGCACCATTGCGGTTTTCATTTCCGGTGTGTAACGAATTTCACGTGCTGCCGGGTAGAAAGAGCGCACAAGCTGGAATACGCCCTGACCGAGACCGGTCGCATCGATACCGATGTACTCAACGTTGTATTTCTGCGTGAGCTCGCGAATGGACTCGGCCTGCTGGGCAAAGTCCATGCCTTTCCACTGATGGCGCTCAAGGATGCGGAATTTACCCCCGGCGACGACCGGCGGCGCGATTACCACGCAACCGGCACTATCACCGCGTAATGACGGGTCATAGCCGACCCATACCGGGCGATGACCAAATGGCCGGTCAGCGAATGGTGCGTAGTCGTCCCAGACTTCGAGGCTGTCCACCATGCAGCGCTGTAATTCCTCGAACGGGAATACCGACGCTTTGTCATCGACAAATTCGCACATGAACAGATTGCGGAACTCATCGACGCTGTTTTCGCGCTTCAGCGTATCGATGTTGAACAGCGTGCACCCTTTAGCGAGCGCGTCCTCAATGGTGACAATCTGCCGCCACTGTCCATCCGGGCAGGCAACGCCTTTCGCGAGCGCTGCGTGACTGATATCGATGTCGACGCGTTCGCTGGCGTCCGAGCGGCCACGGTTGAACTGCTCACCAGACCAGAACGGATAAGCACCATGCGCCAGCGACGATGGGGTCGAAAAGTAGGTCGTGCGTAAATGCTCCTGAGAAGACATCCCCCCTGCGACCCGCTTTAATTTCTGGAAGTTGGGGATCCAGAAAATTTCGTCGACGTACAAATCGCCGTTATGACTCTGCGCCGTGTTGGCATTAGTACCGAGAAACATGAGCTCAGCACCGTTATTGCCGAGCACAATCGGATCGCCGGTGAGCTCGACGTCAACCTGTCGGGCAAAGGCGATGATGTACTTACGGAACACGTAAGCCTGCGTTTTACTGGCCGAAAGAAATATCTGGTTGTGGCCGGTTTTGAGTGCCTGAAGTAACGCTTCACGCGCAAAATAAAACGTCGCGCCAATCTGGCGGGATTTGAGAATGTGGCGGATACGGTGGGCAAGCCCGGCGCGCCACCATTCGAGCTGATACTCGAATGACTGGTCGAGAAAAATCTCTTCGAGCTTCTCGATTGCCTCGTCGCTGAAATAATTGCGTTTCGGCTTTTTGCGATCCCCTTTGTTGCGGCTGGCAATTTTGGGGTTTAAATCCACTTCGTTACCCGTCTGAGCGTAACGGTTGACGCGCGCGAGGCGCTCCATCTGGCGCGACAGGAAATCAGCGACTTTAAAGTCATGCGCTGTCAGGTCTGGCTTTGCGTAAAGCTGAATGAGTCGCGCCTCTAACGTCATTTCTACCCGATTAATCGGCGCAGTTTCCTCCCATTCATCACGCTGTTTCCAGCTCTGCACGGTCGGGCGCTTGAGCTGCAGCATGTCGCAGATTTGCGGCACGGCGAACCCCTGCCAGTACAACAGCCGCGCCTGTCGTCGCGGGTCATTTAACAGTGAAAGGTCAGTTGAAATTGTCATGCTTACCTCGTTTTGATGTCACGGGGCAAGGCTAAGGAAATGGGTGCGGGTTAGCGCTAAGTGCCTGTTGTGTCAGATCTAATCGGATCGTAAGCGGTGGCTGATGCGGGGCAGAGTCGGGAAACTAACCCCGACCCGAAAACCCAACATCAGGACACCTGAAAAATGGCAAAGAAAATCTCTAAATGGTTTCGCATCGGCGTAGAGGGTGACACCTGCGACGGTCGCGATATCAGCGCGCAGGATATTCAGGAAATGGCAGACGGCTTTGACCCGCGCGTTTACGGTTGCCGTATCAATCTGGAGCATATCCGAAGCGTTGTTCCCGATACGCCGTTTTGTCGCTATGGCGATGTCATTGAGCTGAAAGCCGAAGTGATTGACGATGATTCAGCACTCAACGGCAAGCTGGCGCTGTACGGCAAAATCGCACCGCTCGACAACCTGCTCGCCATGCTGGCAAAAGGCCAGAAAGTGTATACCTCCATGGAAATTCGCCCGAATTTTGCCAATACCGGCAAGTGCCACCTTATCGGTCTGGCCGTGACGGATGACCCGGCAAGCCTCGGGACTGAATACCTGCAATTCTGCGCCGCCGGTAAAAAAGAACAGCCGGATGACCTGTTTAGCGTGGCGACTCTCGCCGAGCTGGAATTTGAAGACCAGCCGGAAACGCTGCTGACCAAAGTCACGGACACCGTCAAAAGCATTTTCAGCCGTAAACAGTCAAGCGACGACGCCCGATTCAGTGACGTGCGTGAAGCTGTGACGACCATTGCCGAGCGAGTGCAGACCAGCGACGAAAATGCTGAGACCCGATTCAGCCAGATTGAATCCGAGCTCGCTGACGTCAAAAAAGCGCTGGCTGAGCAGGCCACCACCACCACGAAGCAACTCAGCACCATCAAAACCACGCTGGATAAAACCGAAAGCATCACTCAGCCGCGCCGCAAGCTGAGCACCGGCGGCGATGTCGTGACGACCACGCTGACTGACTGTTGAAAACTCCGCCCCCTGAAGGAAAAGAAAAACAATGCGTAAAGAAACCCGCTTTAAGTTCAATCAGTACATGAGCCGTATCGCCGAGCTGAACGGCGTTGAGGTGGCTGACCTCAACAAGAAATTCAACGTTGAGCCGTCTGTCACTCAAACCCTGTTTGATAAAATCCAGAAATCGTCTTCATTTCTGAAGCTCATCAACATGGTGACGGTGGGCGAGCTGACCGAGGAGAAAGTCGGCATCGATGTGACCGGCACCATCGCCAGCAATGCTGACACCGCGAACGGCGTCGAGCGCAAGACCGCAGATTTCTCGAAACTGGATGCATACCGTTATTTCTGCAACCCGGTCAACTTCGACTATCACCTCACCTATAACAAGCTCGACCTGTGGGCGCGTTATCAGGACTTCCAGATCCGTATTCGTAACGCCATCATCAAGCGTCAGGCGCTGGACTACATCACCATTGGTTTTAATGGTGTGAGCCGCGCGGCGACGTCCGACCGCAAACAAAATCCTCTGCTTCAGGATGTGGCTGTGGGCTGGCTGCAGAAATACCGCAATGATGCGCCTGAGCGCGTCATGTCCAGCATCACCGATGCTGACGGGAATGTGATTTCTAACACCATCAAAATCGGTAAAGGCGGTCACTACGCGAACCTTGACGCTCTGGTGATGGATGCTTTCGAGTCGCTGGTCGAAGAAATTCACCGCGAAAACCCGGAAATGGTTGTCATCTGTGGTCGTCGCATCCTGACCGACAAATACTTCCCGATGATTAACAAATTCCAGGCGAATACAGAACAGCTCGCCGGTGAGCTGATTATCAGCCAGAAAACCATCGGTCAGTTGCAGGCAGTGCGCGCGCCGTTCTTCCCGGCCAACAGTATTTTCATCACCACGCTGGATAACATTTCCATCTATCTGTATGAGGACGGCCACCGCCGCCACATCATCGAAAACCCTAAACTCGACCGCGTGGAAAACTACGAGCAGGTCAAAGTCGACTTTGTTATCGAAGACTACGAGGCCGGTTGCCTGATTGAAAACATCGAGATTCTGGAGCCGGAAGAAGACGCCACGACCGAGCCGACCAGCGCGGACGCATTCGCAGCCGCCATTGTGAAAGCGGTACAGGCGATGGGTGCTGCTGCTCCTGTTGCTCAGTCTGAAACGGCTGAAGTACCTGAAAACGGGGAGGCGTAAACGATGGCGAGCCCCGCTCAGCGTCACGCGATGCGGGTCTCGGCCATGAAAGCATCGCAGCGGGATAACGCCCCGCTGCGTCATGCTTCCGCTTACGAGCAAATGCTCGTCAAGCTGGCCGCAGACCGCCGGACGTTAAAAACAATCCATTCGAAAGAGCGCAAAGCGGAGAAAAAACGCGAGCTGCTGCCGCTGTATCTGCCGTGGGTCGCTGGCGTGCTGGAAAACGGCACTGGCGCGCAGGATGACATCCTGATGACGGTCATGCTCTGGCGTCTCGATGCGGGTGACATCACCGGCGCGATTGAAATTGCCCGTTATGCGCTGCGCTACAACCTGTCTATGCCGGGTCACGCCCGTTCAGCGCCTTATATGCTGGCCGAAGAGGTGGCACTTGCTGCCCTGCGCGCCCGCGCAGCCGGTGAACCGGTCAACGCATCCGAGCTCCTGAGCGTCATTGAGCTGACGCTTTCCGCCGACATGCCTGATGAGGTACGCGCCCGCCTGCATAAAGTCACCGGTCTGACGCTGCGAGACGATGGTCAGCGCAATGAGGCACTGGTGCACCTGAAACGTGCGCTGCAGCTCGATACGCATGTCGGCGTGCGTAAAGACATTGAGAACCTCAACCGTGAGCTAAACCCGAAGCCTGTCGCCGTCAGGAAGACCGCGCCAAAAGCGCCAAAAAAGGCACCGGCTAAAAACACCAATTCACCGGCGAAACGAGGGCGCGGACGTCCGAAGAAAGTCGCTGGTTAACCAAACGCTCCCCGAGCCGGGCGGCACGCCGGTCAATGCGGGTATCAATTGCCCTGACTGCGACCGGCGTCCACCGCCCACCCATTACCCGAGGTTGTCATGACGACACTGATTATTGAGCCAAAAAAAGAGCCGCAGGACGTGCCGGGCGTGGTGATACCGCCCCCGGGCGTGAGCGAGCCGGTAATCAAAAACACCCCGTTTTATCCTGATGTGGATCCGAAGCGCGTGCGCGAGGAAATGCGGTTAGAGCAGACGGTTTCCCCCGTGCGCCTGCGCCGGGCGATTAAGACCGCCATTGCGGAGACTAACGCGGAGCTGGGGGAATGGCGCGAGCGTCAGCTCGATGCCGGTTACGCCACGCTGGAAGACGTCCCGACCGACGAGCTCGACGGCGAGAGCGTGCGCGTTTTCCACTATTTCAACGCCGTGTGTGCCATGACGGCGGCCACGCTTTACGAGCGTTTTCGCGGCGTGGATGCGACCGCCAAAGGCGACAAAAAGGCCGACAGCATCGACAGCACTATCGATGAAATGTGGCGGGATATGCGCTGGTCAGTGGCGCGCATCCAGGACAAAGCGCGCTGCATTGTGGGGCAAATCTGATGAAAGCCTATGCGCTACAGGGCGACACCCTCGACGCAATTTGTGTCCGGTATTACGGCCGCACTGAGGGGGTGGTCGAAACCGTATTAGAAGCGAATCCCGGCCTGTCCGAGCTCGGTGTCATCCTGCCACACGGCACGGCTGTTGAACTGCCCGAAACCGACAGCGCGGCCAGAACCGAAACGGTGAATCTATGGGACTGAGTATGGAAAAAATCACCACGTTTATCGCGTACTGGCTGGCGGTTGCGCTGGCGTATCTCGGGGCTATGTCGCCCGAAAAGATGGCGCTTTACGTGGGCGGCGGATGCGCCATTTTTACCGCGCTGACCAATTACTGGTTTAAGCGCAAGACGTACCTCTATCTGACATCGCTCGGACTCGACAAAGGGGCTATTCGTGAAATCAATCGTTAAACGTTGCAGTGTGGCCGCAGTGCTGGCGCTGGCGGCGCTGATGCCTGACTTTCGTCTGCTTAACACCTCGCCCGAGGGGCTGGCGCTGATTGCCGACCTCGAAGGTTGTCGCCTGACGCCTTACCAGTGCAGCGCGGGAGTGTGGACGTCAGGCATCGGCCACACTGCAGGCGTCGTCCCGAAAGGGGAAATCACAGAGCGACAGGCGGCGGCGAACCTTGTCGCGGATGTGCTGAACGTCGAGAAACGTCTCGCGGTCTGCGCGCCGGTGAAAATGCCGCAGCACGTTTACGACGCGCTGGTCAGCTTCTCATTCAACGTGGGAACCGGCGCGGCCTGCCGGTCAACGCTGGTCTCGTTTATCAAGCGCCAGCAATGGCCGCAGGCGTGCGACCAGCTAACCCGCTGGGTTTACGTGAATGGCGACGTTAACAAAGGGCTGGAAAATCGCCGCGCGCGTGAGCGTGCTTATTGTCTGAAAGGAGTTTCTCAATGAAAAAGTTTTTATGTTCACTGATGTTGAATGTCTTATTAGTGATCCTGCTTGTGCAGGGCTTAAATCATCCTGACGGTGTGGCCGTGAATTTTGTCGCACTTTGGGCGTGTTTTGGTTGTCTTGTGCTTGTCGTGGCTAGCCTGCTGGTAGTTGCCAGTTTTGAGGACTGGCTTGCGAGTTACAATGATTCCAGCCGTGCACGTAAGCACCCTGAGTTATTCAGGGCATTAATCGGAAAAACCATACCGCTATGGAAAAAGGTGTGGTCTCAGATTCTCGTCGTGAGCACGGTGATCTGTCTTGTCTGTGCAGGTTACATATTTATTCCCCTCGTTTATTCCCTGTGTGTCCTCACCTTCCACATAACACGTGCAGCACATCGTCATCGCATCAAGGAGGCGGGTCTGTGTCCAGAATTATTGTGATGCTAATCGCTGCAGGTCTGGCACTGGCGGCAGTGCTCTGGTTGAGGCATGAGAACGGTAATCTACGGCGCTCTTTTGACCGGGCAAATAAGGTCGCCATCGAACAAAAAAACGTGATCGGAATGCTGAAAAATCAGCTTTCCGTTTCGCAGGGAATTGCCAGGCGAAACGAAACCGCGCAAGTCGCTTTACGCGGTGAACTGATTGCCGCCGGTGAGATGGCAGTACGACGTGAAGAAACCATTACAAGGCTGATAAATGAAAATGAAACGTTACGCCGCTGGTATGGCGATAAGTTGCCTGATGTTGTGCGCAGGCTGCACACCCGCGCCGGTTGCGCCTCCGCCGGTCATTGTTTACAGCGCCTGCCCGAAAGTGAGCTATTGCCCGATGCCGGAAAGCGAACCGCTCACTAATGGCGACCTGAGCGCCGATATTCGCAGGCTTGAGCACGCGCTCGCCGCCTGCGCGCTGCAGGTTGAAACCGTCAAAGACTGTCAGGATAAACTCGATGAAGAAAGCACGCAGCCTGCGCGAAGCGCTGATTAAAGCCGTTCCGCAACTGGAAACGAACCCCGAAATGATGCGTATCTTTGCCGATGAGGGCAATATCGATGCACGGCTCGCGGCCACGCTGTCACACGAAAAGATTTACACACTGAATGTGATCGTGTGTGACTTTGTGGGCGACCCCGATTTGATATTCGTGCCGGTGGCCGCATGGCTGCGTGAGAATCAGCCGGATATATGCACGCTCGATGACGGACGCAAAAAGGGCTACCGTTTCCAGATGGATTTAAACGACGGAGACAGTGTTGATATCAGCATCAGCCTGCAGCTCACCGAGCGCACCATCATCAAAGAGGAAAACGGCGCGCTGCACGTGAGCTATGCCCCTGAGCCTCCGCCGCCTGAGCCCGTCACCCGGCCAAAAGAGCTCTACATCAACGGCGAACTGGTGAGTAAGTGGGATGAGTGACTTTAAGCCTTTTGACGACAAGCTCGCCGGGCTGCTTGCTTCCCTGTCACCGGCAGGACGTCGGAAGCTTGCCGGTGACATCGCAAAGGAGCTGCGCAAGTCGCAACAGCAACGCATCAAACAGCAAAAAGCCCCGGACGGCTCACCGTATCAGGCGCGAAAGCGCCAGCCGCTCAGGGCAAAGACCGGGCGAATAAAAAGGGCGATGTTTCAGAAGCTGCGCGCGAGCCGGTACATGAAAGCCACTGGCCGTGAAAACAGTGCTGTGGTGGAATTTACCGGCAAAGTACAGCGCATCGCTCGCATTCACCAGTACGGGCTAAAAGACCGGCCAAACCCGCATGCAAAGGACGTGCAATATCCAGAACGCCAGTTACTCGGATTCAGCCAGGAAGATAAACAGCTCGTCGAGACGCTGATAATTAAACACCTCACTCGCTGAGCGTTGTCACAACGACCACAAAACACCGTTCCATTGCCGCTGGCCTCGCCCGGCGGCATCCTTTCCCCATGAATAATCTAAATTCTCTGCAGGAAATCGCACGCGCGATCCGCAACCTTATCCGCACCGGCATCGTTACAGACGTCGACCTCGACGAGGGATTTTGTCGCGTCCAGACCGGCGGCATCGAAACCACCTGGCTTAACTGGCTTACCAGTCGCGCCGGTCGCTCTCGCGTGTGGTGGGCTCCCTCCGTCGGTGAGCAGGTGTTATTGCTGGCCATCGGCGGCGAGCTCGATACCGCTTTTGTGCTGCCGGGCATTTTCTCTGACGACCATCCCGCGCCCTCGGCCTCACCCGATGCGTTTCATGTGTCCTTTCCTGATGGCGCTGTCATCGAGTACGAACCCCAAAACAGCGCGCTCACCGTGTCAGGCATCAAAACCGCTGACGTCACGGCGTCGGATTCCATTACTGCGACCGTGCCGGTGGTGCTGGTGAAGGCGTCGAGCCGCATCACGCTCGATACGCCGGAGGTGGTTTGCACCAACAAGCTGACGACCGGCACGCTCGAAGTGCAGAAAGGCGGGAAGATGACCGGGAACATTGAGCACACCGGCGGGAAATTTATCAGCAACGGCGTGCAGGTGGATGACCACGCGCACGGCAACGTACAGAGCGGCGGGAGCTGGACTAAGGGGACACAATGACGGTGCGTTATCTCGGTATGAACAGCCAGACCGGGCTCAGTGTGTCTGAGGCCGAACATATCAGGCAGAGCGTGCGCGACATTCTGGTCACGCCGGTTGGCTCGCGTGTCATGCGTCGTGAATACGGATCCCTATTGTCAGCGCTGATTGACCAGCCTCAGAGCCCGGCGCTACGGCTGCAGATTATGGCCGCGTGTTATTCCGCGATCCAGAAGTGGGAACCGCGCATCAGCCTGACGACCATCACCTTTGAGCGGTCGGAGACCGACGGCGGGCTGTATGTCGATATCACCGGCACGCGCTCGACCGGCGGGCAGTCCTTTTCCCTCACCATTCCACTGAGTTAAACGCTATGGCAATTGTTGACCTGAACCAGCTCGCCGCGCCTGATGTCGTGGAAGTGCTGGACTATGAAACCATCCTGAGCGAACGAAAGGCGACGCTCGTCTCGTTATACCCCGAGGAACAGCAGGAGGCCGTCGCGCGCACGCTGATGCTTGAATCAGAGCCGATTGTTAAGTTGCTGGAGGAAAACGCCTATCGGGAAGTTATCTGGCGACAGCGCGTCAACGAGGCCGCGCGTGCGGTCATGCTGGCTTACGCTGCTGACAGCGACCTCGACCAGATAGGCGGAAATTACAACGTTGAGCGCCTCGTCATCACGCCTGCAGACGACACCACGTTTCCGCCGACACCGGCCGTAATGGAGTCGGACACCGACTACCGTCTGCGCATTCAACAGGCTTTTGAGGGGCTGAGTACCGCAGGCTCAACCGGTGCATATCAGTTTCATGGCCGCAGCGCCGACGGGCGTGTCGCGGATATTTCCGTTATCAGTCCTGAGCCTGCGTGTGTGACCGTGTCCGTCCTCTCGCGCGAAAATAACGGCGTGGCCTCTGACGAGCTGCTCGACATCGTGCGCACTGCGCTGAACGATGAGGACGTCAGGCCGGTGGCTGACCGCGTGACCGTGCAGTCAGCGAAAATTGTCGACTACAAAATTACCGCATCGCTTTACCTTTACCCCGGACCCGAAAGTGAGCCGGTACTCAGTGCGGCAAAAGCAAAGCTGCAGGCGTATATCACCGCGCAGCACCGGCTCGGGCGTGACATCCGTAAATCTGCGATTTATGCCGCGCTCCACGTTGAGGGTGTGCAGCGCGTCGAGCTGGCCGCGCCGGTGGCTGACATCGTGCTCGATGAGACTCAGGCGTCATGGTGTACCGAGTACAGCGTGACCATCGGGGGCAACGATGAATGATACCCGACTGTTGCCGGTGGGCTCGTCGCCGCTTGAGGTGGCGGCGGCGCGCGCCTGCGCTGAAATCGAAAATACCCCCGTTCCCCTGCGCCGTCTCTGGAGTCCTGACGACTGCCCGGCAAATCTGCTGCCGTGGCTGGCGTGGGCGTTTTCCGTTGACCGCTGGGATGAGAAATGGACGGAGGCCACAAAAAGGGAAGTGATCCGCGCGGCGTGGTACATCCACGCGCACAAGGGAACGATAGGCGCGGTGCGTCGTGTGGTGGAGCCCCTCGGCTATCTGATTAACGTTACTGAGTGGTGGGAAACCAGCGACCCGCCCGGCACGTTTCGCCTCGATATCGGCGTGTTAGAGACCGGCATCACCGAGGAAATGTATTACGAAATGGAGCGGCTTATTGCTGATGCAAAGCCAGCCAGTCGCCATCTTATCGGCCTTAACATCATTCAGGATGTGCCGGGCTATCTCTACACCGGTGCGCTGACATATGACGGCGACATCATCACGGTTTACCCCGGATAAGTGAGAGCACAATGACAGTGAAATACAAAACGGTCATCACCAAAGCCGGTGCAATCAAGCTGGCCGAAGCGACCATCCCGAACGGGAAAAAAGTTAACTTTACAGCGATGGCCGTGGGGGACGGTGGCGGCACGCTGCCGGTGCCAGACCCTAACCAGACAAAGCTTGTCAAAGAGGTCTGGCGTCACGCACTGAATAAAATCAGCCAGGACAGGAAGAATAAAAATTATGTCGTGGCGGAGCTGCTTATTCCGCCTGAGACCGGCGGTTTCTGGATGCGTGAAATGGGGCTCTATGACGACACCGGCACGCTGATTGCGGTCGGTAACATGGCTGAAAGCTACAAGCCAGCGCTGGCAGAGGGCTCAGGTCGTGCGCAGACCGTGCGTATGGTCATCATGGTGAGCGACATCGCGTCAGTCGAGCTGACTATCGACACCTCAACGGTGATGGCAACGCAGGACTACGTTGACGACAGGCTCGCGGAGCATGAGCAGTCCCGCCGCCATCCTGACGCCACGCTCACCGCAAAGGGTTTCACTCAGTTAAGCAGTGCGACCGACAGCGCGTCTGAGAGCGTCGCAGCGACGCCGAAAGCGGTTAAGGCGGCGTATGACCTTGCCAGTGGGAAATACACCGCTCAGGACGCCACCACGGCGCGAAAAGGTATCGTCCAGCTCAGTAGCGCGACCGACAGCACGTCTGAGGTGCTCGCAGCGACGCCGAAAGCGGTTAAGGCGGCGTATGACCTTGCCAGTGGGAAATATACCGCTCAGGACGCCACCACGGCGCGAAAGGGTATCGTCCAGCTCAGTAGCGCGACCGACAGCACGTCTGAAGCGCTGGCGGCGACGCCAAAGGCCGTTAAAGCCGCAAACGACAACGCGGCCGCAGCTAATAAAAATGCCAGTGAGCGAGTCAGTAAAGCTGGCGACAGCATGACCGGAACGTTAAATCAGGACTCTGTAGCGCAGTCGACCTATAACATGACGGCACTTTCCAATGCTGCGACGGGCAATAAAAATTATCTGCGTAAAATGCGCGGAGGCGGGACGGATACTATCTGGCATGAAACCGTCCAGGGCGGTGAGTATCGTCTGGCGACAGGCACTACCGATGCGCAGGAGGAACTCGCGATTAACACGGGTACCGGCCTGCGGTTAAGAGGGAATGTCACCTCCCAGCTAGGCGGGTTTTATTCAGGGAGCGGTAAAAAGTTTTCCTTCGTTTCTGCCAGTACCTCTGACAGGAATGCCACCCTGCGCCTCTGGGGTAATGTAGACCGGCCGACTGTTGTCGAGCTGGGTGATGACACCGGCTATCACTACTATTCTCAGCGAAATAAAGATGGCTCGTTACTGTTTCAGATGAACGGCGCGGGGCAATTTAGCGGTTATTTACGTTCAACCGGCGAAATGCAGACCAGCTCGGCTAACAGTTACCGTATTGCATATGGTGACTACGGTACATTCTGGCGAAATGACGGTAATAACCTTTACCTTATGCTGACCAATAAGGGCGACGCTTACGGAGCTTATAACGCGATCCGCCCATTACGCGTGAGCCTTGAAACCGGCGCGCTGCAGTCTGAAACGCCACTGACTGTAGGTAATACAATTTATGCCTCAAAGGACATTACCGCAGGGTATAGCGGTGCGTATGCGTGGGCTGAGCAATATAAAACGAAAGCGCCATTTTTTAATTCATATTCAACCACCGGCTCAAGTGAATACCATCCGGTAATTAAACAACAGGCAACCATCACCGGTAAAAACTCATGGGCGTTTTCAATGGGTTCTCTTGTAGCCAGTGATGCCCTTTCGTGGCACCTGCATATGAAAGGAAGTGGCACGCAGGAAATTAATTACAAATGGGATACTAACGGTAACTTTTCTGCGCCGGGTCAGCTCATTCCGGGTAGCTTTGCGAACTTTGACGGGCGTTACTACACCAAAACGCAATCAGACGCAGGTTATATGCCGAAAACGGGGGCGTATACCAAGGCTGAGAGCGATGCCCGGTTCTACACCAAAGCGCAAACCGATGCGGGGTACAATGCCAAAAACACCGCGTCACTTTCTGCTGCAGGAGGGTGGCATCAGGACAGTACGACCGGTCTGATCATTCAGATGGGGACAGTAACCCGAACGGGCTACGGTACAGCCGTCAATTTCCCTAAAGCGTTCCCTAATTTCTGCATGGGCGTCCTGCTTACGCTCAGCGATGCAGGCACAGGGAACCTTTCCGACTCATCAAGCAACATCAGGTCGTTAGGTCACAGTAAAACTGGTTTTACATATGGTGCGAATGGCAATCCTGAAAAAACGGCCTTATGGGTGGCATTTGGTAAATAGGATGCAAACATGAAAGACAGATATTTCTGGAGTGCAAAAGAAAACGGCTTTTATCCTGAATCCATGAAAGCACTTTATGAGAACAGCCCTGATGGCTGGCCGGAGGATGCCGTAGAAATCAGCGAAGAACTTTATAATTCACTACTGGAGGGGCAAAGCAGGGGAAAAGTTATCGCCTCAGGCCGCGACGGAAAACCCCTGCTTTCGGATCCGGTGATTGACCACACTGCGCTGGCGGAAGCTGAAAAGAGCCGTCTTGGAAGTAAAGCGGAAGAAATGATTTTGCCCCTGCAGAGGGCGGTCAAGTATGGCATTGCGTCAGAAGAAGAAATGGAGCGGCTTAAGGAATGGGAAATTTTCAGTGTGGAACTCAGCCGTGTTGATACTTCTCTGGCACCAGAAATAGAATGGCCTGAGCCACCATCGAGCGATTAACAAAAAACCCGCATTATGCGGGTTTAATCTTTGGGGTCTTATTCCTGATTAATCGCTAAAAACGCTCAATCACCTTTCCGGCACGCTTCACCCGCTCACTGCCCGTTGTACTGTCCCCCCTCCAACGGTATTACGTTTCTTGCGCCTCACACACAACAGAAAATAGTCGCACCCCTTAACCACGGAGTTAAACAGATGGGCGACTATCACCACGGCGTCGAGGTCATCGAGATTAACGATGGCACGCGCACCATTTCCACCGTCTCGACGGCCATCATCGGTATGGTCTGCACGGCCAGCGATGCTGACGATTCAACATTCCCGCTTAATGAGCCGGTGCTGATTACCAGCGTGCAAAACGCGATCGCTAAAGCCGGTACAAAAGGCACATTATCAAAATCCCTGCAGGCCATCGCCGACCAGTGCAAGCCGGTCGTTGTGGTTGTGCGCGTTGCCGAAGGTACCGACGACCCGGATGACCCGGAAGCGGCACAGAAAGAAACCATTTCCAACATCATCGGCACGACCGACGAAAACGGCAAATATACCGGGCTTAAGGCGCTACTGACGGCAAAGACCGTCACTGGCGTCAAGCCGCGCATTCTCGGCGTGCCGGGTCTGGATTCTCTGGAAGTGGCGACCGCACTTGCGTCGACCTGCCAGAGCCTGCGCGCGTTTGGTTACATTAGCGCGTGGGGCTGCAAGACCATTTCTGACGCCATCGCCTACCGTGAGAACTTCAGCCAGCGCGAGCTGATGGTCATTCACCCTGATTTTCTGGCATGGGACACCACGGCGAACAAAACCGATATTGCATGGGCGACCGCCCGCGCGCTCGGCCTGCGTGCCAAAATCGACCAGGAGACCGGCTGGCACAAAACGCTGTCTAACGTCGGCGTGAATGGCGTCACCGGCGTCAGCGCCTCGGTGTCATGGGATTTGCAGGAGAAGGCCACCGACGCGAACCTGTTAAATCAGGCCGGTGTCACCACGCTTATTCGTAACGACGGCTTTAAATTCTGGGGCAACCGTACCTGCTCAGATGACCCGCTTTTCCTGTTTGAAAACTACACCCGCACGGCGCAGGTGCTGGCCGACACGATGGGTGAGGCGCACGCCTGGGCGATTGATAAACCCGTTACTGCAACGCTCATCCGCGACATCGTCGCCGGTATCAATGCGAAATTCCGCGAGCTGAAAAACAACGGCTATATCGTCGACGGCACCTGCTGGTACGACCCGGAGTCAAACAGCGTGGAAACCCTGAAAGCCGGGAAACTGTATATCGATTACGACTACACCCCCGTCCCGCCGCTGGAAAACCTGACCCTGCGCCAGCGCATCACCGATACCTATCTGGCGAACCTGTCAGACTCGGTCAACAGCTAAGGAGCTCAGAGCATGGCGTTACCACGCAAACTGAAATACCTGAACATGTTTAACGACGGCCTCAGCTACATGGGCGTTGTTGAATCCGTCACCCTGCCAAAGCTGACCCGTAAGCTTGAGAAATACCGTGGCGGCGGGATGCCCGGCTCGGTGTCGATTGACCTCGGTCTCGATGACGACGCGCTGTCGCTTGAGTGGACGCTCGGCGGTCTGCCTGACGTCGAGCTGTGGGCGCAGTATGCGTCACCGGGTGCGGATAGTGTGCCGCTGCGCTTCACCGGCTCATTCCAGCGCGACGACACCGGCGCTATTTCCGCCGTTGAGGTGGTCATGCGTGGCCGTCACAAAGAGTACGACGGCGGAGAAAACAAACAGGGCGAGAGCGGTACGACCAAAATCGCGACCGAGTGCTCGTATTACCAGCTCACGATTGACGGCAAAGAAGTCATCGAGATTGATGTCATCAACATGGTGATGAAAGTCGACGGCGTCGACCGTCTGGCAGAACACCGTAAGGCGATTGGCCTGTAACCCCTTAACCGGTCAGTCAGGCTGGCCGGTCACTTAACTTTGACGAGAGCAACATCATGGAAAACATTAACGAAATCAACGAAACCGAAAACTCAAACATTGTGATCCTCGATAACCCTGTCATGCGCGGTGAACAGAAAATCGAGCAGGTCACGGTCACAAAACCCAACGCGGGAACCCTGCGCGGTGTGAGTCTGGCCTCGCTGGCAAACTCGGACGTTGACGCACTGATTAAGGTGCTGCCGCGTATGACGTACCCGGCACTCACCGAGCATGAGGTCATGCGTCTGGAAGCGTCAGACCTGATTTTGTTCGCCGGTAAGGTGGTTGGTTTTTTGTCACCATCTTCGGCTCGCTGACATTCCCCGATAACCTTTCGGTTGATGACCTGATGGCGGATATCGCAGTGATTTTTCACTGGCCGCCATCAGAGCTTTATTCACTGAGCGTGACCGAGCTCATCACATGGCGCGACAAGGCGCTGCAGCGAAGCGGAAACCACTATGAGCAATAACGTCAGACTTGAGGTGCTGCTTAACGCAGTTGACCGGGCAAGCCGACCGCTCAAAGCTATCCAGACTGCCAGCAAATCCCTTGCCGGCGATATCCGCACTTCTCAAAACAGCCTGCGCGATCTGAATGCGCAGGCGTCCCGAATTGACGGATTCAGGAAAGCGAGCGCACAGCTTGCCGTGACAGGTCAGTCGCTGACCAGAGCGAAACAGGAGGCCGCCGCGCTGGCCGTCCAGTTTAAAAACACGGAAAACCCCACGAAAGCACAGGCGCGGGCAATGGAGGCGGCCAGGAAATCCGCCGCTGACCTGCAGCTCAAATACAACAGCCTCAGGCAGTCGGTGCAGCGCCAGCGCACCGAGCTCGCGCAGGCCGGGATAAATACCCGCACACTATCGGCGGATGAGCGCCGCCTGAAAACCAGCATCAGTGAGACAACCGCGCAGCTTAACCGGCAACGTAATGCACTGGCGCGCGTCAGTCAGCAACAGGCCAGACTCAGCGCCGTAAAAAGTCGCCATGAAACCGGGCAAAAGCTCGCCGCCGGTGCACGTAATGCCGGGATGGTAGGCGTCGGGGTAGCGACCGCCGGGCTTTATGGTGCGTCGCGCTTTATTGCGCCGGGTATCGGTTTTGACAAGCAGATGTCAGGCACGCAGGCGATCCTCGGACTCGATAAGGGCGACGATAAGCTCGCGGCCATTCGTCAACAGGCGCGTGATATCGGTGCGACTACGGCCTTTTCGCCGGGAGATGTTGCGCGCACGCAGACCACGCTCGCACGCTCGGGCTATAACGCTGATGACGTGCTGGCCGCGACCGGGTCGACCGTAAACCTGAGCCTCGCGGCCGACGTGGATATCGCAGAAGCCGCCGACATTATTACCAACATGCAGTCGGCATTTAACCTGCCGACCACTGAAATTGAACGCGTCGCGGATGTGATGACGAAAGGCTTTACGTCATCAAACACCGGCCTCGTCGAGCTGGGTGAGGCGATGAAGTATGTCGCGCCTATCGCGGAGGCTGCAGGGGCGAGTATTGAAGATACAACCGCCATGCTCGGCATTCTGGCTGATAACGGGATTAAGGGCTCGATGGCCGGGACCGGTGCAAGCGCCATTTTCAACCGCCTGCAGGCGCCTATGGGTAAGGCTGTTGAGGCTATTTCAGAATTAGGCGTGAAAACCCGAGACTCAAAAGGGAACATGCTACCAGTCGAGAAAATCCTTAAAGCGATCCACAAATCCTTTGAGAAAAATAAGCTCGGCACCGCAGAGCAGGGCGAATATCTGAAAGTGATTTTCGGCGAGGAAGCCATGAAGGGCGCGATCAAGCTGGTCGCCGCCGCCGGTGATGGCTCACTCGATAAGAAACGCCAGACAATCCGTGATTCTAAAGGCACGACCGAGCTCATTGCGAAAATTCAGACGGACAACCTCGACGGCGATCTGAAAAACCTGCAGTCAGCATGGGAAGACCTGCAGATTGAGGTATTCGACAAAGAAAACTCAGCACTGCGCCGCCTGACGGTTTCCGCGACTGAGTGGCTTGGTAAGGTTTCCGCCTGGGCGAAAGCTAACCCTAAACTGACACAAACCCTGTTTAGCCTTGTCGCCGGTGGGCTGGCGCTGATTGGTGTGCTCGGCGGGATTGGCCTGATTGCATGGCCTGTTATCACCGGGATAAATGCGATTATTACGGCAGCAAGTTTTCTTGGTACAACGCTGGCCGCAATGGGTACTGCCATTGTCTCTGTGCTCGGTGCGATTACGTGGCCGGTTGTAGCCGTGGTTGCGGCATTTGTGGCCGGGGCGCTCCTGATACGTAAATACTGGGAGCCCATCAGCGTATTCTTCTCGGGAGTGGTAGAGGGATTAAAATCGGCGTTTGCGCCGGTGGCGGAAATATTTGCCCCGCTCGCGCCGGTGTTTGATTCTTTCATGGATAAATTGCGCGGCGTCTGGCAGTGGTTTAAAGACCTGATAGCGCCGGTTAAGGCCACGCAGGAGACGCTCGACAGATGCAAAAATGCGGGGGTGATGTTCGGTAAACTGCTGGCCGCCGGGCTGATGTTACCGCTAAAAAGTTTCGACAAATTACGCGGGGGCGTTAACTGGTTGCTGGAGAAGCTCGGGGTAATCAATAAAGAGTCGAGCGACCTTGACCAGAAAGCCGCAAAAGCCAATGCCGCAACGGGATCGGGTAAAGAGTCCACTATCAGACCAACGCCGTTATTTGGCGATTCTCAGTGGTATCACCCGGTGCCGGTTCCTGCCGGGAAGACCTACGTAGACCAGAGCAAGCCAGAATATAACATCACCCTACATGGTGGCATCGCACCGGGTACAGACCTTGACCGACAGCTCCGCGAGGCTGTCGAAAGACTCGACCAGCAAAACCGTGCGCGTCAGCGCTCAAGTATGCGTCACGATGGATGAGGGCTAAAGCATGTTAATGGTTTTAGGTTTATTTGTGTTTGAGCGCCGCACGCTGCCACATCAGTCAATGCAGTATTCGAAAGAGTACCGCTGGGCGTCAAATGACCGCATCGGCAAACCCCCGGCGTACCAGTTTCTTGGGGAGGGGGAAACCACGCGCACGCTTTCGGGCGTGCTGTACCCGGAAATCACCGGCGGCCGTCTGTCACTGACCGCCATCGAGCTGATGGCCGACGAGGGCAGAGCGTGGCCGCTGATTGACGGCACGGGCATGATCCACGGCATGTATGTCATAGATAAGGTGAGCCATACGCACACAGAATTATTCAGCGACGGCGCGGCCAGAAAAATCGAGTTTAGCCTGTCTCTGAAACGCGTCGATGAGTCGCTCGCGGCGATTTACGGCGACCTGAAAACGCAGGCCGACAATCTGGTTGCGTCTGCCGGTGACTGGCTGGGAGGGCTGGCAGGATGATTACGGGTATGAATATTCAGGCCGGTGCAAAGATTGCCCCGGCGTTTATGCTCAAGCTGGATAACGAGGATATTACGCAGGATTTCAGTAACCGCCTTATCAGCCTGACCATGACCGATAATCGCGGATTCGAGGCCGACCAGCTCGATATCGAGCTCGATGATATTGACGGGCAAATCGCACTGCCCCCGCGCGGCGCAACGTTAACGCTGTGGCTGGGCTGGCAGGATAGCGCCCTGATAAAAAAAGGCACTTTTACGGTCGATGAAATCGAGCACCGGGGCGCGCCTGATACGCTGACTATCCGGGGGCGCAGCGCTGATTTTCGCGGGTCGCTCAATTCCCGCCGGGAACAGTCATGGCACGACACCACGCTCGGGGTCATTGTTGAGACAATTGCATCACGCAATAAGCTGACAGCCAGCGTGGCCGACACGCTGAAAGCGATCCCGGTCTCTCACATTGACCAGTCGCAGGAATCCGACGCGGTGTTTCTGTCCCGTCTGGCTGACCGGAACGGTGCGGCGGTTTCTGTAAAAGCGGGGAATCTGTTATTTCTGAAAGCCGGAAGCGGTAAGACGGCCAGCGGGAAGCCCATTCCGCAGATGACACTTGAACGCGGCGACGGCGACCGGCATCAGTTTGCCATCGCTGACCGCGAAGCCTACACCGGCGTTACGGCGAAATGGCTGCACACCAGAGACCCAAAGCCGCAAAAGCAAAAGGTCAAGCTTAAGCGCAAGCCCAAAGAGCAGCACCTGCGCGCGCTGCAGCACCCAAAGGCCACCAAAGCCACGTCAAAGCCCAAAGCTAAAAAGGAGCAGGAAGCGCGCGAGGGCGAGTACATGGTCGGTGAGTCTGACAACGTGCTGGAGCTGACGACCATCTACGCGACAAAGGCGCAGGCCATGCGCGCCGCTCAGGCAAAGTGGGACAAGCTGCAGCGCGGCGTCGCGGAGTTTTCAATCTCGCTGGCTATTGGTCGGGCAGATTTATTTCCTGAAACGCCGATAGCAGTCAAAGGCTTTAAGCGCGTTATAGACGAGCAGGCTTGGATAATCAGCCGGGTAGTGCATAACCTTAACGGGAACGGCTACACGACGGGCTTAGAGCTTGAGGTTAAGGTTTCTGATGTGGAGTATGAAAGCGAAGATGTAACACAATGAATTTGTTTTATGTATTTGATATTTAAGGATTTAATGGTTAAAATTGATGCATCAATAACGCTTTGAGGTGCTCGCCATGTTTCACTGTCCAAAATGTCATTACGCCGCCCACGCTCGCACAAGTCGCTATTTTACTGACACGACCAAAGAGCGTTATCACCAGTGCACTAACATCAACTGCAGCGCAACGTTTGTGACCACTGAGACGGTCGAGCGCTTTATCGTTTCGCCGGGTGAAGTAGTGCCAGCACCACCGCACCCGACCCAATCAGGCCAGCAACAAATCACTTGGATGTGACCAAAAGAAAGCCCCGCAAATGCGGGGCTTTTTGTATTCAGTGGA